ATTATCTTTCTTGTTGTTGTCCTCTTTGGACATACTATGTGCGCTTGTAGCAATGTTGGATTATTAGAGGGATTTGCTGCGGCTACTGGTTCAGGTGCTCATAGTGCCGGTACTAATTCAGGTGCTACAAAGGCTGATAAAAAAGATGTAAAAAAAGAAGGTTTTTCTAACTACAAGACAAATGCCGGACCTCAGTTTGCGTCAAATAATGGCAATTATACATATATGCCATCTGACAAATGGTCTCAACCGTCATTAGTTTATGCTACTGGAACCGCACCTAGCGCTGGTGTTCAATCTATTTTAAACAGAGGTAAGAATCAAGCGCCATTGGCTTCCGGTGAAATGGATGTGTTTGCGAACACACAATTCAAACCTGAATGCTGTCCCAATACATATTCAAATAGTCAAGGATGTGCTTGTATGTCTACTCAACAATATAATACTTTGATTACTCGCGGCGGCAATAATATCCCATTTTCTCAGTATTAAATATATATATTTATGCGTCTTTTCTAGTTACGCCACAAAACTTACAATAATAAATTGTCATCATATAATTGTCTAATCCAGTTTCAACGCGGTCTTCAACATATTCGTGTTTTTGACATAGTTGTTCTCTTTCATTCACTATATCAGTAATAAGTGGTTCAATAATATTTATTACATCATTAATTGACGACTCGTCAAATATTTCATTAAATTGTTGATAAGATGCTCTTTTTTCAATAAAATAATTATTATCCATTTCAAGTATAACGTCTTTATCTATTTCTGCCTTTAGTTTCTTTACTTGCTTTAATGTATTCAAAAATATATTAGCAGTGGTTTTCATTTTATATAGAATATCTTTTTCTATTGCTGTAGAGCTGGAACTGGAGCTGGAATTTGAAGTTGACATATTACAAGTATAATTTATATTATATTATACTTATAATTAATATTTAAATCAATTTTTTATTTTCACACTGGTTTAAAATAACGAATAATCTTGTCTGCCATGTTGCTTGTAATATCTAGCTACTTGGCGAAGCATAGCATAATTTATGCTGGCAAGCAACGCAAAGTTTTTTTCTGTAGATGGCACGCCACGATTATACAAGACAGAGGTTGATGTAATTTTACCATTATTGAATTTTGTCATTTTATATTATATTATAAGCCAATATAAAATAATAATATTTTTATCTTTTATCATAAATAATATAATTCATTCCTTTACTAAAAAAACCTGAATTAATTATTTGTGTTGTAGGTTGAAATACAGTATAGTTTCCGGCGGCAACCGTGGCAAAATCCGTGAAACTCTTAGGAACTCCTCTGCTATAAAAAGCTTTACTTGTTCTAACAGGCATTATACATATACCATGGAATAAAAAAGAAATATATTATATTTCTTATTTATTAATTTTATTTATTTATTTATTAATTTTATTTATTTATTAAATTATTTATTTACAAATATAGTGAATACAACGCACTACTAGTTGCGTCTTTATTAGTCTTAATCAACTTATCTACAATATCTTTCGTAACTGTAAATGGAAAGACTACCTTCAATGACATCTCCTCTTCAAACAAATTAGAGCCTGGTTTCATGAGACGATATAAATTCAACTTTGTATAAATTATCTCTAAACATCTCTTCAAATTACGCACTCCGTCCTCCTTCATACAATAATTGTCAATAATATAGTGAATTGTTGCTTCCGGAATAGTAATATCTTCAATTGTGAACTTCACTTGTTCTCTTATTCTTGGCAATAAATAACTATTTGAAATAACTGTCTTTTGTTTCTGATTGTATCCCTTAGTCTGAATTCTATACATTCTATCCTTTAAAATAGGATTGACTTTGGACTCATCATTGTAGCTAAATATAAACAGACATTTACTTAAATCAAAGTCTATCTCGGCAAAATACTTGTCATGAAATTGCGAGTTTTGAGTAGTATCCGTCAAATGTGTCAAGATACCGGCAATTTCCTCACCCTTTGGCGTCTCGCTAATCTTATCAAGTTCATCAAAATATATGACAGGATTCATACACTTGCTATCAATCAAGATTTGGACAATCTTGCCCCACATCGAGCCTTCATATGTGTAGCCGTGACCTTCTAAGAAACTGCTATCTGTTGCGCCTCCTAGAGCAATGAATGCGAATGGTCTATTTAGAATCTTGCTAATGCCTTCCTTAACTAGACTGGTTTTTCCAGTGCCAGGTGGTCCATGAATCGCAATTGCCGTGCCAACTGATTTAGGATTGGTAACTAGTTGACCAAGCATCTGCATTATTTGCATCTTAGCATCATTTAGTCCATAAACTGCGTCATCCAGTGTTTTCTGAGCATTAGCCATGAATTCGTGACATTTTTCAACACCATCTTCAATGCGAATTGGCAAATCTTGTGTTTTTCCAAATGGTATACGCATAAATGTGTCGACCCAGTTCTTAATCTTGTAATATTCGCCACTGCCTGGCTCCATGTGTCTCAGAGTGCCAATCTTTTTCATAGCAGCGCCTTTGAAATTAACTGGAATATCAGCTTCTAATAAAGTGAGTCTGTATGGCTTCTCAATTCGAGTAACCTTATTGATTTCACGTAATTCCTTAATAATCTTTTTTTGTCCAGTTATTTCCATCTTTTCAAAGAACTCAAAATCGTTCATTGTGTTCTTGTCTCGCAATATGCGTCTGAAAATGCGGTCATTACGGTCTTTTTCCTTTTGTAACTTTTTCTGTTCCTTTTTCTTATTGACTATCATCTTTTGATTACATAATTTAATACATTCAGATACAAGTCCAGTTGACTCGCCCTTTTCTTGTAATGTTTTTAGAACAGCTAATAAATCAATATCCTCCTTTTTAGAAGTAGAAGTTAACTCAGGTTTTTCACTGGTAACTAATGTTATATTATTAGAGTTATTGGCATTATTAGGCAACTTTTTATCTGTCTTGTTATTTTTACTATTTTTACTATTTTTATTATTTTTTACAGGTTCTTCCTCTTCTTCCTCATCATCATCTTCAGTGTCTTCGTCTGAACTAATTGGGTCGTCTTCATTTTCAGTAGGAGCATCACTATCATCGTCATCATCTTCATCATCAAAATATGCTTCATATTCGTCTGCCAATTCATCTTCTTTGCTTACCTTGTCAGCACCAATTGATAAGATAATATTGAAGTTGCTAGATTTTTTCTGTTTTTTTCCAGCTGTTTTCTTAACAACTTCTTCATCTTCTTCTTCTTCATACTCATCTTCATTATCATCGTCAGAATCCTCAGAAATAGTTTCATAGTCGTCATCATCTTCAGAATCTTCCGAGATAGTTTCATAATCATCATCATCTTCAGAATCTTCTTCTTCTTCTGATTCGTATATCTTACGACGCAAACGCTTAGATTTATGTCTACCATTTTTATCTGTTTTGTTCTTTTTATTCTTTTTTAAAGACACATAATCAGAATCTGTCTCTTCCTCCTCTTCTTCTGATTCAGAAATATCTTCTGATTCTTCTTCATATTTACTAGACTTTTTCTTATTCTTTTGGTCGTTCCTTTGGTCATTCTTTTGGTCGTTCCTTTGGTCATTCTTTAAAACCTTCTTTAGTCTTTCACCAGCCTCAACTTTCTTATTAATATGTTTAGATGGAAACATCTTTGCCAAAAATTTTCTGTATTCATGCTGGTCAATTTCATCATCATCCTCATCATCAGATTCGCTGTTGTAATCACTATTGTCAGACGAATCATCCTCAATCTGTTTTCTACGTCTATCCTCTACCTTCTTATCTTTCTTATCCTTCTTTACAATCTTATTATTAGTCATTTTAGTTTGTTCTCTTGGCATTTCTATGTTGGTTATAATTCTTTTATAAATTATTTTTATATCCTATTTTTTAAATCAATTTTTTTTGTAAATGCTATTTTACATGTTTATAAAAATATTATAAAAACAATTTAAACACAAATTAACAACATTTTGGTAAAAAATAAAATTGATTTGAAACAATCTAAATATTATTTATAGTATTATAATAAGAATGTCGCAAAGTTCCAGAAACATGAAAAATATTAATTGCTCCAAGATTATCGGCATCCAGTTTAGTATATTATCACCCGAAGAAATTCGGAAAGGCTCTGTAGCTGAAATTACAAGTCGTGATACTTATATTAATAATAAGCCAGTAATTAATGGGCTATTTGACCCCAGGATGGGGGTTTTAGAACCTGGTTTAATCTGCCCTACAGACGGTTTAGATTATATGCAAACACCGGGTTACTTTGGACATATTGAATTGGCGCGTCCCGTCTTCTACATTCAATATTTGTCTACTATTCAGAAGATTCTACGTTGCGTTTGCTTCAAGTGTAGTAAATTATTAGTGTCAAAAGAGAAATACAAACAAGCACTTAAAATGTCATCACAAGCCAGATGGAAATATGTGTTTGAATTAAATAAAGACATTAAGCGATGTGGAGAAGAATCTGAAGATGGTTGCGGTTGTTTGCAACCAAAGAAAATCAGAAAAGAAGGATTTGCTTCTTTGTATGCCGAGTGGACCAATAACAGTGAAGAAGGTGATGATAATATTGTCGTCCCATTGACACCTGAATTAGTTCTCAAAATATTCAAGCGTATTTCCGACGAAGATGTGACTTTTATGGGATTTAGTCCTTTATGGTCGCGCCCAGATTGGATGATATGTCAGGTTTTAGCAGTTCCACCTCCTGCTGTAAGACCTTCAGTAAAACACGATGCGCAACAGCGTTCTGAAGACGATTTGAGTCATATTCTTGTTAATATTATTAAGACTAATAAGACGCTTCAAGACAAGATACAGAATAATGCGCCTGAAAATGTTGTAAATGATTGGACAACTGTTTTACAGTATCATGTTGCCAGTCAGGTTGATAATAAGTTGCCGGGTTCTAATCCTGTTGCTCAACGTTCTGGCAGACCATTGAAGTCCATTAAGGACAGACTGAATGGTAAGGGTGGCAGAATGAGAGGCAATTTGATGGCTAAACGTGTTGATTTTAGTGCGCGTTCGGTCATCACTGCGGACCCGAATATTTCAATTAGAGAGCTTGGTATTCCTATGAAAATAGCGAAAAATATTACCAAGCCTGTAAGGGTAAATCGTGTAAATAAAGCTTTCTTGACGAAATTAGTGCAAAATGGACCCGATGTGTGGCCCGGTGCTAAGATTCTTGAAAAAAAGAATGGCGAATCTATTACATTGAAATACCTTGATAGGAAGTCGATTGTCTTGGAAGAGGGCGACACTGTTCATCGTCATATGATGGATGGTGATGCCATTCTATTTAACAGACAACCTACTTTACACAGAATGAGTATGATGTGTCATATTGCGCGTATTATGACGCGCGGAGATACGTTCAGAATGAACGTTGCTGACACTAAGCCGTACAATGCTGATTTTGATGGGGATAAAATTTCATCTTGTCCCCAACAGGCGACCGCTTATTAAGTTGTAGATAATACTTAATAAGGAAAACGTTGTAATATCTACTGGTTCATTGGTTGAACCAATATAATCGCCTAGTCATTTAAATATAAAATAATATAAATATTTCTTGATTAAATATAATAATGGATAGTTTACTAGAAAAGGAAGAAGCGCATAAAATTATTGGTGAAATATATAAAATAACAAATTTAATAACAAATAAAATGTATATTGGACAAACTAGAAGTCATTACTTGAATAAAGGAAAATATAGACCATTTGGACATATGGGTAGATTTAACAGTCACAAAAGCGAATCAAAAAATATTGAGAAATATAACGCTTGTAGATATTTAAATAGTGCTTTTAATAAATATGGAGTAGAAAATTTTAAATGTGAACTAATCATAAATTGTGAAATATATGAGTTAGATGATTATGAAAAAAAATACATTTATGATTTAAATACAAGATATCCAAATGGTTATAATTTAACAAATGGTGGTCAAAAATGTGGATTTGAAAAAGGAAAAAAAGTTGTATTAGAAGAAGAAATAAAACCATCATTTAAGAAAATAACAAATAATGATAATTTAAAACGCAGTGAAAAAACTAAACAACTAATTTCCCAACGATTAACAGACTACAAAAGTGACCGAGACTTTCAAGGCCGTAAAGATGACATGGAAAGAGTTCAAAAAATACACGCAATAAATAGATTTGAAAAATATAAAAATATACCAATTGATAACAATATTGACAAATACATACATATTATAAAAAACAATACATTAAATTATGAATATGTTAGAGTAACAATTAATAAAATGCGAACTACTTTTGTAGGACAATATGAAACTATAGAAGAAATAAAAAATAGAGCAAGAAAATTTATATTAGATATATTAGAATGGCAACGTTTTCAAACTGCTGGAACTTCCTTAGAGCCTTCACTACCACTCTGATACCGAAAGGTTTTAGAGGAACTCGTTTAATTGACGAACCCAATGGTAAAAATGTGAATGGATTGGATAATCAGCAACCAAGCCCCTAACCTCGTTATGGTAAGAGTATGGGGAAGGCTCAGAGACTAGATGGAAGCGGGTTTCAAATGATGGCTTGACCAGCCTGATGAAGCACAAGGTATAGTCCGTCCTCTTAGGAAACTTTGAGGTTGGTTCTAATTTGTGAGCATATATGGTCACAAAAGAGTCAAGGAGATGAATCTTCATATGCCACAGGACCCGGAGTCCGAGGCGGAATTAAAGAATTTGGCAGCGGTGCCATACCAGATAATCAGTCCTGGCAACAACGCGTCAATCATCGGCATCTATCAGGATTCCATGCTTGGTTGCTACAGGTTTACAAGAGAAAAGATAGACTTCACACAGAAAGACGCAATGAATTTACTAATGATGTTCAAACGCGTCAATCCATTTTCGAGTGACAAGAAACGCAGTGACAGAATCTCCAATTTCGAGATAATGTCTCAAATCTTGCCACCAATGTCCTTGAAAGTGAAGAATAAGCAATTTAATGGAGAGACTGAAAAGTCAGATACTTCAAATAACATTATTGAAATAATCAATGGCAAATATATCCGCGGCCAGATGGACAAAGGTATTCTTGGTTCAGGCACCAAAGGTCTAATCCATCGCGTCTGTAATGACTACGGCAATATGGCGTCAGCTGAATTCGTAGACGATATCCAGAACATTGTTACTGAATACATGAAGCAAAGCGCGTTCAGTGTTGGCATCAGTGATTTGATTACGGACGACAAGACTAACCAAAAAATCATCAGTATTATTTCTGACAAGAAGACCGATGTAAAGAATCTGATTGACCAGGTCCAAATAGGCATATTTGAGAACAACTCAGGAAAGTCAAACGAAGAGGAGTTTGAGACCAAAATCAACAACATTCTTAGCAAAGCGCAGTCAGAAGCAGGCAGAGAAGCCCTAAAGAATTTAGACAAGGAGAATCGCTTCGTAATCATGTTCAATGCCGGTTCTAAAGGCACTGAAATTAACATCCAACAGATGACTGCTTGTCTTGGTCAACAGAACGTGGATGGTAAGCGTATTCCATACGGATTTGAACACAGAACATTGCCCCATTTTCACAAGTATGATGATTCCCCGGCAGCACGTGGCTTCGTAGAGAGTTCCTATATCAACGGTCTATCACCACAAGAGCTCTTCTTCCACGCTATGGGTGGTCGTATTGGTCTTATTGATACTGCCGTTAAAACTTCTACTACTGGTTATATTCAGCGCAGACTGATTAAAGGTCTAGAGGATTTAATGGTCAACTATGATATGACAATCCGAACTAATAAGAGCAAGATTGTCCAATTCTCATATGGCGATGATAACATTGACACAATTAAAGTTGAGAACCAAGAGCTCCATATTGTCGAAATGAGTGTTCAAGAAATCTATGGTCACTACAATGTTCCTGATGATGCTAAGACAAAGACAAAATCATTGTCAGGAATGTTTACCAAGGGAGCATTTGGTCGCCATAAGAAACAAGAAGAGCAAATGAATAATAAGTGTAAGTTTTACACTGACTATATGATTGAAAAGCGAGACGTAATTATCAAGAACATCTTCAATAACAAGTCAGATAAAGTTGTTCGCGTCCCAGTGGCATTTTCATATATTATTCAAAATGCGATTGGCCAACAAGGTATTAATGCCAACTCTCTTGTTGATATTACCATGCTAGAAGCATTTGAATTAATTGAAGGCACATTTGCTAAGCTAGAACAAATACATTATGCGCCCCCTACTGATTTATTCAAGGTGCTGTTCTATTACTACTTGTCGCCAAAAGATTTGTTACTGAATAAGCGTTTCAATCAGAAAGCATTAGAAATATTATTGGCTACAATTATTCTTGATTATAAGCGCGCAATTGTCGCACCTGGTGAAATGGTTGGAATGATTGCGGCGCAGAGCATTGGTGAGCCGACAACACAGATGACGCTAAACACTTTCCACTTTGCCGGTGTTGCTTCAAAATCCAACGTGACCCGTGGTGTGCCCAGAATTGAGGAAATTCTATCACTATCTGCGTCATTAAAGAACCCATCATTAACTGTATATTTGAAGCCG